AGTTTCGTTGCGACTTGCCGGACGATCCGGAATTCTTGTTGCATGTTTAAAACCAGTCATTCGCCTATCCTGCAAATGCGAAACCGGCCGGCGGAAATCTTTGTGAAGACGGTAGAAACGCGCGATTTGGCTGGAACTCCGGCGCATAGCTTAGCTGCCCAAACAGGCCTAAATAGGGGTTCAAGGTACCTGGGCACCAGGTAGCTAAGCCACAATGTTCTCGCGGTGTTTAGCAGCCTTCTAGCAGTCTTCTGGCCTTCGCGAGACCTTGAGGAAATTCACAACTAGGCCCCCAAATCCGGTCTAGTGAACGCCAGGAATTCGGCGCTTCTTCTTTCTGATTCTTGTCGGTGGCTGTTTCGAATGCGGGCACGCACAAAACTTTCCGAACCAGCTCGTCAAGGCAGTCGAGCGGCTGGAACTCCTTCGGATAGCTTCGCTGCTCAAACAGACGTAAATGGCGGGTTCAAGCTAACTCGTTCAGCCTTCGCGAACTCCCGTGCTCTCCGCTTCGAGCGCGCGCACGTGACTGTTCAACCCTTCTGCAAGTTTCATCGCAGTATGCCGAATGGCTGTGAGCCTTGTCACGCATTCTGGATCTCCTCGCAGTTTTTCGGCTCGTCCCACAAGAATGTCGCAGTTCCCAATAATCGTGGTCAGCTGGTTGAGGATATGGTGGGAGAACGCGCACTTCGGCATGGAGCACTTCCACGTCTCGGCCACATTCCCCTCCTTTCCCTACCAACTGAACGGTCCATTCGGACCTCGGTACTACTGGCGAAGTGCATGTCATGCACCACGAGTTCTTCCCGCAACTCACTAAGAATACGGGCTAGCGCTTCTGGCCGACCAGGGAAACGCGGCAAATCGCGCTAGCTGACTGAGGCAAAGTGCCCAATGCCAAGCACTCCCGGTGTCGTCACATTGACTAGCTGCCATGTGATCAATTCCAATAGTGTCTCTACACTCAAGCCTGCGTCGAGAAGCTCGATCATCTGTTCGGGGCTGAATCCTGCCTGCTCGCCCGCCACGGCCAACTTGCTAATCGCTATGATCAACGAAGGATTTTCCATACCATCCCCGCAGAGAACTGTCTGCAGCTTCGCAAGGAACCCAACGATGGTCTGTGATTCAGATCACTAGGGTATGTATCCGAAGGCAAGCACGTCTGTAATGCGCAAATCATGAGCGACGCAAAGCAGCTTCCTGCCCCTTAGCGATCCACAGCCGAGACATTCGTAGTTGCAAGCGGTGTCGAAACTGGTATCGCTAAGCTCTCGCGAAGGCCAGAAGAACTGCTAAGGCCGCAAGAACATTGTGGCTTAGCTACCTGGTTCGAAGCAGCTTGAACCCGCCATTTACGACCGCTTGGGCAGCTCAGCATGCGCTGGAGTTCCGTCGAGGGCAGAGAGAGATCCGGCAACGTCCGAGAAATTGGAGGGCGGCGATAGTCGCTATTGTCTTCGTTGTCTGCCCAGGAAGATTGGCCCGGACGCTGCCTGAGATTCAGCCTGGAATTGCTGGTATCGGATCATAGCTGAGGTGAGATCTCCCATTTCAATCAACCGTTTTATGTCCTCGCTTTTGTGGTCACGAGCCTCGACAACCGAGGGTTCGGGTAATGACATGAGCACATATTTCATGGCATCGCGAGCGTGGTTGTCCTTGTCGACAATGCGCTCAGAAACATTCCTGCTCATTAGCTGGTGTGCGCTCAGCTTCTCCCGTCGGCAGCGCAGCAGCTCCCAAAGCAGGTTCGGACAATCCCAGGCATGTAATCCGTACTGCGGCTGGTCCGAGCGATTACGGCATACGATTCGCACAGTGGGCTCGCGTTGGCCCGGGTTCGACCAGTGAAGCATGAGTCGCGCCGCAAAACCGACATCGCTGCGGTCCAGTGCAAACGGACAAAACAGTTGGATGCCCTGTTCCTCGTAGAGGTTATTGATCGACTTGGCGGACTGCCGCAGAGTGGGAGTGTTCACTGGGTTGATCGACTGTTGCATGGTGCAGTCGAATATGGTCGGATCCGCGTAGCAGGCGCTGAGGTGATTGATATCTGGCATACTGCGTAGGTCGCGTGCATGTTCCCAGACCTCCTTTCCCGCTACATAGTATTCTCCGCAGAAATAGATCACACCGTCGCCGTCGATGTAGGCACGTAGCAAGGCTGTGGGATTAGTTTTGCCATGATCGAATCCACCCTCGACTCGCCAATGTGGTGAGGGCCTCCAAGAGGGGTCGGTAATGACGATCTTGTTCCAATAAGTGAGAAGCGTGTCGGCAAAGACCAACTCGCCGCCACCAGCTTCGTCCACCATCTCCTGCTCCCGATCCCAAGCGGCTTGGCTGCTGTACGCCCTCCGCTCCGTTTGCTTCCATTCCGGATGGACCTGCGGATCGCGCTCGGGGTCAGCCGAGTAATGAACTGACAAGACCGGAATTCCGCCCTTTGTGCGGTGCACATGCATGCCGCGCACAATTTCTTTTTTGCTTTGCGGCGGAACGGCCTTGCTCTTTTTTAAAACTTCCTCCACCTTCCTCATTCTTCTTCGATCCGCACGATGTCCCGGCGTGCATCCGCATACCATCCCGGTCCAGCACTGGAGTTGAAGATGATTTTTCCTTTAACCACCGAGAGAGCTTCGTTGTAGCAGTCCCCAGCATCCGGCTGAAAACTGCTCTCATCGTTCAAGTATCCCCAAGGATGATACGAACGAATCTGGTCGGCGCCCCCGGGAAGGCCCACAATGTAACTGCCATTAGCAAACTGCAACTCCAGTTCCGATTGGTTGTTGAGCGCATTGGCCAACGGAACTCCGTCCCGCAACCAGGCAGGCTGCCGCCGATACAAGCATTTGGCGTAGTCGATCAGTTGAATCGCCTTCTTTTCTTTCTGCGTCTGCACGACACAACCGCAGAGAGGCACGGTCATTGCTTTCCATGTCAGGTACGCCATGCAGGCCCAAGAGATCATCATGTCTCGCGATTTCACAATCCACACAATCCGCTCCAGCTCAAAGACATCAAATAGCGGCTTCAGGAACGGCAATTGTCCTGGGAACGGCTCGTAGGGCGACGGTCTTCCCTCTTCGGCCCAGTGCTCGTTATAGGTCTCGGTATATTCCGTGGCCCAGCAGTAAGGATCCGCCAACGCCGTCGCGACCCGCGTGTCCTGAACGGAGTCACTTTTGCTTGTTGTACTCCGCAAAGCATCGATCCGCCGTCGAAGACTCTTTCTAGTTCCGGTGAGTGACATTGCTGATCCCCTTCTGTTGAGCCCGTTCCCGCTCTAACGGTTCAATGACTTCTTCGATGGTGCACAGTTCCAGCGTTTTCAGGAATTCCCCCGCCAGACTGCAAATAGAAGTTGCCATTCGGGGATCGAGTTCGCCCCTACGCAATTCCACCATGCATTGCGCCAGCAGATCGCGCACTTCGGCTGCGGTCTTCGGCGCTGGGAACCGCTTTAGCTTCTCTGGGTTGAATTTCGCCCGCCGTCGACCGCCTTTGCTGCCCAGCTCGGCCGCTCTGCCTTGGTACGAATGCAGCGCGCAGTTTTCTTTACCGACGAGGGCACTAGCTTTGCACTTTTTGCCATCAGCTTTGGTTTTTTGACAACGCATAACGCTCCTGAATTCAGCCCATGATCCGAGCCCACGCTGACTCGGGCTTGCACGTATTTGCAGGTACTTGGCAGTCTCCCGCAAACCTGTAAGTTGTTGTAGGTTGGGCTTGATCTAGGTCTGAAAAGGCTGGCGTCGGCGGTTCAACTCCGTCCCTGGCCACCATGTTTTTCAGATGGACGACCTTTTTCTTCGGGCTGATGCAGGTGACTTCATCCAGCAAGACGTCATCATTTTCTTGACGACTGAGGATAGAACGCAACGGACCTGAAATCTCATCGGCCGGGCGCTTGGATTCCTCATCCAGCGCATCGTTTCGACTGATACTGCCAAGCCACATACACTGAGTGCAGCGGGCGCAGTCTTTGCAGAAATTACGAATCAGATCGATCCGAGCTTGCGATGATTCGAAGGCATTCTGA